TTTTACAGTGAGGACACCACGGAGTGTAGAAAAACATAAACTTTGCTTGACCGGAATCTATTCCGTTTGGAGTAAGCGGTGGCATTTGATACGTCGATACACCGGGAGGATAACCTCTTATGGCCCAATAAATACCAACGACTAACAATGCTAAAGCAAGTGCAATTAATATCTCACTCAACATCCTTACGAAATGACGGATATAATACTTTTATTTCTTTTCTGTTTTTTTCGAAGTAGTTTCTGTACGCTTCTTCGGAGCTAATTTCGGGGTTTCTGATAAGATCCCACGCAACTTTGAATGTTTGGTAAGTTGGCTCGTAAGGTTTCGCGTTGACTTTGTACCAGCTACCTTTGTACCGAACAATTTGGATATCATCTTTGTCCATACTGTCGGCTTTTCGAGTGGCGCTGCCTTACTTTGCTTACACCATTCTGTGAAAGTGAACTGACTTCCCATTGATAAATTACAACGTGAACAGATTGGTACTAAATTTGAAATATCAGTCTTACCTTTCTTTGATTCTGGAATATTATGACCACACTGAAAATCAAATACGGTCATAGTATTATTACACCAATCGGTCAGACATTTACGATCAAATACTTTTCCAGCATGGACAATCCAAACTTGTTCTCTCAATGCCTTTGGTATTTTTTGTTTGAGCATTATTTAATTATTAAGGATACTTGCAGAAAATGCTTAAGGGAATCCGACTAGATGAGCACCAATTCCAAAACCCGAACCAGTACGAGCAGACGCACCTACGCTAGGTGCATATACATCAAGAATAGCAAACGTGGCTACTGCTACAAGCGCAATCATGCCAATTTCAGAAAGCTTCATAACTTTACCGGGTAACATGAAGGCGGCAATAGCAACCGCAAGACCCTCTAGGAGATACTTTACCGCACGACTCACAAGATCGCCAAAATCAATACCCATTCCCTGAGCTTGTTTCTGTTCAGGCATTTTATAGAGTTTACGAGAGAAAATATTCGTTTAGAGTAGATATGCGAAAAACATTTCGCGTAATTATAGACGAGGATGTGAGTAAAAAGTATTTTATTCGTAATTCCGATCAAATATCTCTTGCGATTACAGCGTATTTAAATGATCCTGATGGTTGGGCTAAAGATGGATATTTTTTTGAACCCGTGAATGAAGGTGAAGATATTCTAATTCGTCTTTCATCACCCCGAACAGTTACAAAATTATGTGGATTACCTGGAAACTTATCATGTGCTGAACTTGGAGGTCGTAATATGTATCTGAATGCAGATCGTTGGTTTCGAGGATCAATAAAAAGTGGCCAAGGTGTTGAAAATTATAGACAATATATGGTATCGCATGAGGTCGGACATATTCTGGGACATGAACATAAAAAATGCCCATGTACCGGATGTAAAGCTCCAATTATGATGCAACAGACGGTCGGAATTGGTAAATGTGTTCCAAATATAAAAGTTCGCGCTAATAACAAATGAGTGTCATACAGACAGGACTTACTGTATTCGTCGTCCTAGCGTCAATAGGAGCATATATTATGCAGATATACGGCACTGCACGTGGAGATCAGAGATATAGACAAGATGCATCTACCGGTGGTATAGATGTAGGATTTTTAATATCATCGTCAGCTCTTAATGCATGTGTAACTATTTATTTATTATATTATCTTCTACAGGTGCGTTTTGATAAACATACTGATTATTTTAATCTTTTGGCCGGATTTCTAATTATTGGCGGATTATGCGCTGATATTTTCTTAGGTGTATATATTGTTTCAATTGCAAGCAGCTCGAAGGAGAAAGACCAAGCTGCGTCATACGGATGGATTTATGGAGTTGGTACAATCAATTTTATTGTACGTATGTTTTACATTATTCAGTTTCAATGTTCAGATGTATTGGCCCGCAGAGTCAGGCCAAATGCTCCCAACGTGGTCGATCAAGTAAAACGTCAATTTTTACCAGGAAATAGTGGGCCTCAACAGGGTCCCCGCCCTGACCGTGGTCCCAATCCGTTCGTAAAAAGTGAAGAAGGTGGTCTTCGCAGACGTCGTCGTTAAAAAAGTATTTTCATAGTTGATTGTCTAATATAAACAAATGCCAGCTGAGTCATTCCCTAAAAAGGAGGATGATGGTTCTGTAGTTGATTATCTTGATGAAGATCCCGAAATCCCAACGCAGCGCTATTGTGTAATTTCTTTCCTCAGTCCTGAGAAAGTTATTAAGCAGAAGGCCGAATTCTTTAACGAGAAGTTTGTCGAGTTTATGGATTACGATTGGAAAGTGAAGGGTATGGAGCACCTCATGGCTTTTATCGCGAAGAAGTATTCTCTAAAAATTGAGGATCTATTTAACGACATGGCCGAGTTTACTAAGGTTCACAATGCCGAGGTAAAACAGACAGATGTTCATGAGCAGTACCAGGTTTTCCTGCTAAAGCACGAGAAGGATCTTGAGACCGAGTTTACTGAGAAGGTTGAATTCCGCACCAATGTTCGTGGTGTTAAGGTTCGTCGTACGTTTGCAAATCTTGAGGAGTGCCAGCAGTATGCTAAGGTTCTGCAGCGTCGTTACCCCAAGGACAGTCTCTACGTTGGTAAGGTTGGTTGCTGGCTACCGTGGGATCCATCTGAGCACCTCATGCCTGAAGTAGAATATGCTGAGCAGGAACTCAACGAGATGATGCGCAAGTACAAGGAGAATGAAGTGAACCGTGAAATTTTCTTCGAGGAGGAGAAGACACAAAAGATTGAGAAGCAGAAGAAAGAGAACGATGACCGCCGCAAGAAGGCCCTTGCCGATGCTAAGAAGGACGCTGGTCTCGTAGAAACTGATGAGCTATCGGATGCAATTTCTCGCCCAGTTCACCCAACGGAGGGTGCTCTCCGTGATTTGTAAACTATAGTATAATGGATCCACATCCGTATGCATTTATTTTTGGAAAGCCCGGAGAAGGGGCTCATAGTCGTCGATTTTTTGGATTTGCATTAGTTGATTTGATTGGAACAGTTTTACTCGGAGTAATGGTAACGTATTTTTATGGCGTTCCTCTTTGGAAATCAGTACTCGGTATGTTTGTGTTAGGTGAAATTTTACATTACCTGTTCGGGTCTCAAACTAAATTCCTCACTACGCTGGGGGTTACTGTTTGATATTACGAAGTCTTTTTAACGTGTACCCATGGACCCGAATTCTTTTTGCTTGTTTTCATTGTTTCTGCGTTATACTCGTCGGATGCCAACATAGTTGAAGAGAACGGTTTATTATCTGACCATAATGAGTCATCGCACATTTTAAACTGAGGATGGTCAGATGCTTTATACCAAAATACTTGATCTTCAAGGCGGTTTGACTGAACTCCGTTGCAGATTACAAGTCCTTCAAAATTTTCTGTACATTGGTCCATAAATTGACAAAACATGTCAAATGTAGGAAACATACCTGCATAGTTGTCATAAATACGTCTGCGGTTATTTACTATACTTTCACGTAGAATGAATACAAAGTCTACGTTTGTACGCAAGTTAGGAGTAATACCAAGAGGATACTGCATGGTAATAATGGTCATTAAATCAATATGACGACCGTTCATGAATACGTAACGAGTAGATTCTTCTTTAATCCATGTAGAATCGTAAAGACAGTCATCTAAAATTAGAAATGCGCGAGGATCGATTGAAGATGAACCACCACGTCCCTTATCTTGATTTCGTGCTGTCTTTACAGATAACTGACGTTTGATCATATTCATTACAATTTCGGGCTTATATTTGTCATGAATAAATTTAGAAGGAACCATGTGTTGAAAAAACTCATTGGCGACCTCAGTTCCCGAAATAACAGTTCCGATTGGAAATGCATCCTGTGTATTGTAGAGAATATCGCGAACCAAGAAAGATTTACCAGTATCCTTTTTTCCAATAATAACAATCATTGGAGATTTTCTAGAATCAATTTCACATCGGTCTTTAAGCATTTCGATATTGAACTTTTTAATGTTAAAGTTCATATTAACTATACTGCGTGAAGATTTTGCTTTTGGTTTGTACACGAAGTAATAATATGCTGAAGCGAAAGCAGACAGAACTAAAGGCTTCATCAATTCCTCTTTCTCTTCATAAGTGGACGCTTTCTAATATACGATCAAGTGCTCTAGCTCATTGGAATATTGATTCTATTCAGCCATTTTTTCCATCTCTTGAAGTTCTATTTAAGACGAATGATCTCGAAATAGTAGGAGATTATGGTATACGATTTGATGAAGAAATTTCTTCAATTTTATCTTCGGATTCAATTCGTACATCAAAATTTGAAAAGCGAGCGGTTCATTGCAAGACGACTATGATATTAAGTCCTTTCAAGTGGATGCAGGGAGAATATGGTTCAACGATTGGTCTTCCATCATCTAGTGGTCAATCAACAGAAGTATCTTCAAAGATACAGTCTCATCATAATGCTGCTTATGTTGGAAGTATAATATCTTCGATACTATCACAATCCAAGTGCCAGCATTTTCCAAAAGTGTATGGTGTATTTAGTGGACTTTCAAAGAATCACACAGTTGATATTTCTGACGATTACGAGGAGCTAAGTGAACGCTCGTGGTTTAGTGCAAATATCGGGAAGACATTTGATCTAAAACTTGCTGATCATGTTCGCGATGCTATTGAGTTTCAACACACACGCACATCGCGTCCTCATTTAAATCTTGGCGAGGCTACTACACTTGAAGGCGTTGAGGATTTGGATGCTGATCATGTTAGCGACACCGAAGTAGCTGATATACAACAGTTACTTGAAGGATCTGAAGAAGATGATAATGAGAGTGATTCATCTTCGGTTTCAACATCTTATATATTTAAAGTGTCCTCATGCGATTGTGATGATGACGAAGAAGGTTCTGTTAACGAAGACACCGAATCAGATGAAGCTTTTGCATGGGCTTCATTTGCAAATGTTCCCGTTCAAACTACTGTCATGGAAAAATGCGACGGAACTCTGTATAAGCTTATGACGGAAAATATGGAAACCGATAAACATCTTGCATGGATTTCTCAAGTTATGTTTGCCCTTGCATTTGCTCAGCGAAATTTTGGAATGACACACAATGATCTTCATTCAAATAATGTCATGTATGTTACAACTTCTCAAGAATTTTTATATTATAATTGTAATGGTTCTTATTATAAAGTCCCTACGTTTGGTTACCTAATTAAGATCATTGATTTTGAGCGTGGTATAACTTCAATCCGTCTATCTGGAATGAAAGAATCTAAGACGTTTATGAGTGATCATTTTTCGGTTAACGAAGAAGCTGGTGGTCAGTATAACTCAGAACCTTTTTATAATAATAAATTTGCCAGTGTAAAGCCGAATCCTTCATTTGATCTCATTCGTCTTGCTACATCAATCTTCTGGGATCTCTTCCCCGAAGGTCCTGATCACGATGACTACAAAATGAATACACTGTTTAATTTTCTTATACGCTGGCTAAAACAAGATAACGGATCTTCCATTATGTTTGGAAAGAAAGATCCTCATCATGATCGTTATCATGGATTTCATTTATATAAAGCAATAGCACGGTACTCGAGAGACAGCGCCGTTCCGCGTAAGGAGATTGAGCACTTAAAATCTATTTATGGTGTAGAAAGCCCCGTTGGGCTTGGTGATATCCTCAATATCGATTAAAAGGAAGGAGTTCCTACAAACATATCTTGTACAGACGAAATATCGACTTTTGTTACCGCTTCAGTAACAGTAGTTGCTACATCGGATGTCGTTGCAAAAACAACACCTGACGAAAGAAGTCCACCAAAAAGTGTAAGCTTTCCGGCATCAATCCAGTCTATTGGCTTATCTTTAGATTTACGTTCAAGAGCATAAAGGATAAACACAACTAGAGCAACTGCAACGGCAGTTATAACAATCATCATTTGTGTTCGTTTACAGTGAAAACTTACATATTTAGAACGAGCGACTCACCAACCTTTGATTCAATTTCTTTTAAAGGATCGACTTCGGGTTGGATAGTTACAACTTTAGGTTCTTCTTTGGGCTTATCAATCTCTTCTATTTCAATTGTCAAGACTTCATCAGAAACCTTCATCTTGGGACGGTCTTCTTCCTCTTCTTCCTCGTCCGAAGAGTCATCGTCTTGAACATCTTCAAACATGACCGACTTCGACGCCGCAGGAGGCTGTGAAGGTATCTCGGCAGGGGTATCTACAAAGTAATTCTTTGCAATCTGCTCCCACGGAAGGAACGTACGGATGACTTGTTCCATACAGTCTCCAATGAGTTTCTCTACATCCTGACGATTACGAGCCTGCTGTTCGGCCGCTACACCAACCGTCTTAAATAGATAAGCGACCTGCCAAATCTTACGAGCCGAATGCTTATAAAGCTCATGGACAAACTTGGCAAAATTAGGGCGCTCAAACTCAATTTTGATCTGAGATGATGAACCACGGTAGTGTAGAGATGCAAATGACTTCATATACGAAATAAACACTCCCATAAGAAGGTCATCTAAATATGTACATTTGGAAACCTTTACAATACGCTCAACTTCAGTTGATAGCGTAGCATCTGACCATTCGGGGATTCGCGTGAGCATATTTTGAAATGTACGAAGAACTTGGTCCATCTGACCGTTGCTCTCGCATAGTTTCTTCGATGAGTCATAGATGCTCCAGAAACCTTCAGAAACAGGGGGGACGAGAAGGCCGCTTAGGTGCTCTCGAAGGTGATTCTTGGCAAATTCAGTCTCGCTCATTTGTTTGTCTGTATGTTTTCATTGTAAAGTCATGAACGCAAAATGGATTTATAAAAATTAAGCAAGTGGATCTCATACGCTCTCAGTCACACGTTTGTCTTCGAGCTTCGCGCGATCGTTAAGGATGTGCAACTACTGCAAGGAGGACGCGAGCATCTCGCGCTACGAGTTTGGCGGTCACTGGTACACTGACCAGGATGGGTACGATCACTGGATCGTCACCACCTGGAAGTATGTCTGTGACAAATGCTGCAGCTGGTGGACCGAGCGGTTCTGAGCCAGCGGGCTAAAAGGTTTGAAACCCTTTCAAAATTCTCAAAACCAAGATATGACACTGTTGTGTTACCCTGGTTTATCCCCACTGCTGGAAAGTGAGGGTATTTTTGGGTTTGCAAAACGAATTTTTTAATTTTACGAGATTCGAATTACAATAAATCGACATATACATACTTTCAAAAGTTTCGTATAAGATGTCGGTTCAGGATGGCACTCCTGTCTACAAGTGTAACGAACTGTTTCAATGTGCAATTCACAAGTATTGTATTAGTCACGGAATCCCCAGCAAGTTTGGTTGGGGTAGAAATACGTGCTGGTCCGAGTGGGCATCTGCAGTGGCAGGCAGCGACGGAGAACTTGAGCGGAGGCTCAAGCAAGCCAAGGATGCTATTGTGCGCATGGAAAAGACTCCACCTGAGACTGAGTATTCAATCCAGTGGCGTGCAGAGCACAAGGCTCGGCTGATTGAGCTCGAGACACATTGGAATTTGATCAACGGTCTGGGTCCTGTACCCAAGACTTCTAACGAGATTGAGCTTGAGGCAGATGAGCTGAACCGAAAGGTCGAGAAGACACCTGCATTTTGGATGCGGGTTGTAACTGCAATTGCAGCTGTCCAAGAGGATAACAAGAAGCTCGACGAGTATGAACAGGCTGCAAAGGCAGCCTGGAGCGCCGCGGGTGCAGCTACTTACACCGACGCAATTGCAGTGTCCAACGCAAACATGACCAATAAGGTGTATGTTCTTGCGGCGAGATCAGTTGGAAACAAAGCTGCGATGGCAGATGCTGTTGACATTGCGAAGGCGACGAAGTAAACATTTTATAAAAAATTATGTTTTTTACTTTGCGGAACGATACTGCTTTAGACGAACTGCCCTTAGAATAAAAAATGCCGGAGTATATCGTCGAGGCCAAGACAGTCCAAACTGGAGCTGTTCGAACTTTGAAGGAGGCCCTCAAATGTATTCTAGTGGAAATGAGTCTTCATTTTGATAAGGATGGCATCCGTATGATTGCTATGGATAACACTCGTACGGTTCTTGTCCACCTTCGTCTCTATGCGGATAAATTCGAAAAGTATGCGTACAATCACGACTCTCCTAAGTTTTTGATTGGCGTAAATACCGATCACTTGTACCGTATCGTTCGAACGGCAACCAATGACGATACGATTACGTTCTACATTGATAAAACGGATCCGAATACACTAGGAATTCTTCTAGAAGATGGCGATCGCAAGCAGGTGACTCGCTACAAGCTGAACCTTCTTGATCGCGATGAGCCAGATATTCAGCTACCCGATACGGAGTTTAGCACCCATATCACTATGCCATCTCTAGACTTTCAGAAAATGTGTCGTGATATGACTCTTCTTGGAGCAAAGACGGTCGAAATTAAGAATGTAGGAGCATCTCTAACATTTGGTTGTAAAGGACATTTTGCATCTCGAACCACAGTTATGGGAGACGGAGAAAACGAGTTTACAATTCAGAAGAAAGCAGGAGATGAAATTGTGACTGGCAATTTTTCACTTCCTCATCTTGTTCTTTTCACCAAGTGCACCAACCTTTGCAACAATCTTGAAATCCACATGAAGAACGATTGGTTTCTGATGATTCGTTATGTAGTTGCTAACCTAGGTGATATCAAGCTATGTTTGATGCCTTGCTCAGCTACTTAAATAAATATATTTTTTGAATATATGCCGAAAATACAGAAACAATTTCAAGTCCAAAACACGCGACTGCAACTGTCTCTGCAACTAATAAGTAAGTAACAAAATCATTCAATTTGA